ATCTCAGATTGGTCTAGTGACGACGGACATGCCCGAGTCGAGGAAATGCTTGAAGAGGCTTTTGGAGCAGAATCATTGAGAGAAGCTCAGGATGAATTAATTATTCTTGACGCTCAAGATGGCACTACTACTAAACAAGTTGATTCTCCAGTATCTTGGCACAGTACCATAGATTCAGCCTTTTCAAATTGGAAGGAATTCCGATCTTCGACTATTGCTAAAAAGTTTACACACCTGATTAATGTCATAGTGTCTTCTGGAATGTGTGCAACAGCAGATCTTACCTTTAAAATTGGTAATGTCTCACTGTTTTCACCCATTGTTACAAAGAAACAATTGGCTGCAGGTGATGTCTTTGAAGCATTTTATGAAGCTGTTTCCGGCTTTATGAAGGGCGGTTGGCGAGTTTTTCAAACTGGAGATGTTTCTGCATTTTTCATGGAAGATGATAAAGTCTCAGAATTTGACCGCATGTACAATGAAATTCGGTCTTGGCATGGATATGCATTAGCTGGGAATCTACGTGAATATACAGAAATAGATGATAATGAGTATGAAGCTCGCCTCAAGAAAGCAATTGAATTTGGTGATAATCTCTTAAGATTCATTAAAAGGAGTCAAACTTTTGAAAGAAAATATGTCTCTGATCGTATGGATAAATTGAGAGATAATGAAACTGAATTTACACAATTGCGAACTCGGGGTGGTTTAAGAATCGCCCCCTTTGCTGTCTGTTTGTTTGGACAATCTGGATGTGGAAAATCTAGTTTAACAAATTTGACAGTGAATGCTGGACTCGTCTATAATGATTTGAGTGCTGAAAAAGATCGAATTGCTACTTGGGCTGATAATGATAAATTTGCCTCTGCTGTGCGTTCTCATATCAACGCAATCATTTTTGACGATTTTGCCAACACCAAAGAAGACTTCATGGACTTCTCTCCAGCGTACAGATTGATACAAGTTATTAATAATATTAAATATTTGGCACCAATGGCTGATGTTTTCCTTAAGGGAAAAGTGTCATTAAATCCATATTTTTGTATTGTTTCTACTAATGTCGAACATCTTAACGCTGCGAAGTACTCCAATGAACCTGAATCTGTTCTTCGACGTATGTATCACGTTAAAGTCGAACCTAAACCCCAATATTGCGAAAAAGGAATTTTAAGCAAAAAGAAAATTGAGGATGCGTTTGGACATACTGCTTGTCCTGATGCATGGTATTTGACTGTGCGTGCATACACTGCTCAAAACAAGAGACACGTCGACCTATCCGCTATGGAACCTGTTGTATTTGAGGGTAAAAAGCTGGTTAGGGTCTCTGTTCGTGAGTATTTGAGGTGGGTGCAAATTCAATCCAAACAACATTTCACTGAAGAGGGTCAATATTTGGCAAATCAGGAAGCAATTCCCACTAAATGTGAGAAGTGTTCTATGTTGTATTGTAATTGTGCATCGGTGTTGGAACCAGCCCTTTGTAGAAATGAGAATGTTACTTATCTTCCCAAAGCAGATGAACGCTGTAGTGTAAATTACTGCATTCGTTGTGAAGCTCACCACAAAGATGATACTCCAATTTTGGAGCCTCATGCTGGTGAATGGGAATATTATAGTGGTGTTACTCGTGGATTCTTCCATCGACGTGCGGAAGATTTACAAAGGCAATATGAGCACGCTAAAACTGCCTCCATATTACATACCAATGCCATTTGCATGCGTTGGGAAAAACTAGATTTCATGCCTGAAAGTTGGATTTGCCATCCGAAGGTTTTAAAATTTGGTCTTTTATTTTGGAAGGAGGATATTAAGCGATCGCTCATATTTGGAAATAGCTTCTTTGTATTTTGTATGGTAGCGTTTATGTTTGCTATTCCTACAATGTCACTATTGTGGTTATCCTTAACAGTTTTTGCTTGTTATTGGTATACCTGTGCAACTATTCAAACTTATAAGAATATGGTTCGTAACAGAATTCTAGAATTAAAAGATGTAGTTAGCACTTTTACTCAACAGTGGCAATTTAAATACGCTATTATTGGCTTAGGAGCTATAGGAATTATTCTTGCGACAATGAGATCGAGATATACACAACTTGAGACTCAAACAGGTCTAAATCCTGAGAATATTGGTGAAGTTGATGAACGTAACGATAAGGTTAATCCCTGGTTAATTACCGAAACCGTTCCTTTACCAATGTCTGAACCTTCGAAGACTACTACTTCTGACAATTTGGCCTCATCTATGAGAACAAATTTGTTAGGAGTGGTTTCT